AAGGTTCGTCAAGAGTTGGAATGATGGGAATGAAGATGCTTATGACATCTGGTCAAACAGAATCACCAAAGAGGAACGCCTCAGCCTACCTGAGCGAAAATTGTTGCAGAAGGCTCACGATATTCTTGATGTTCATGGTAGCATGAATACTCAAGCACTGCAATCTCATGGAGTCAATACAAGCACCACCAAGATTGCCATGCTCATCAAGTCACACGGATTCCTGTATGACATCGAGGCACTTGGGGCAGGTTCACGAAACAATGACCGTGGACTGTTTTATGGTTTGAAGAAGCATGACATCTTTGTGAAAGATGCCGGTGCTTTGATTGGCGATCTGTATGAAATCGGTGGCAACATCGAAATCAGTCCCCGTGGAACGCCCCGAATAATTCTGCCTTTCAGTTCTAAGGTATGCAAAGAGTATGCCAATGCGCTTAACAGTGAAATGGGCGTAGGCGGTATCATCGCAGAAGGCAATGGCTTGGTGATTGAGGGCGAAACTTCTGTTTCAAAGGCAATCGAACAAGCCCTCCCCCATCTGAAAGAAAAGAGAGGCGAGGTCGTGATTTTGAAGAAGGCACTTGAGGATGACTCAGAAGCCCTCAAGTGTTTGACTTACGCTCATGCAAAGCCACAGAAGCAGGTGTCCTTGCTGAAATCGTGGAATATGTCTGAGGAATCATTTGTAGAGATGCAGGAGGCCGTAATCAATGGCGAGTAAAGAGAGAATGGAACGTCTGTTCTCCGCCATTGGCGTTGATATGGAAAGGCACACTACCCCAATGCCGACTATGCCTCTGTTCCAATCAGGAATACAAGAGCCACCATTGTTGCAGGGGATTACCATCCCTGCCCTGTATGCGGCTACATTCGAATGCGTTGTTCTACGTTCAATTCTCAATCACCTTTCTGTTGAAACGTTTCGTAAGGGGTATGGCTGGAAACCGAAGTTTGTTGTGAAGTGTCGAGAGTGTGATGAGAAGTATCACCAAGAGGTTGAGCAATGTCAGTCGTGTGGTGGTGAAGTCAGGAAGGCCGATAAAAGTGAAATCGAATATGCCGAGGCATTGCTGGAAAGCAAAAACGGCATGATGCAGAATTTCATTGAAATCATGAAAGAGATCGAGATGGACTTGAACATCGTTGACGATGCTTACCTCATCCTCACAAAAGAATACTTTGTGGATCCTGACTCCAAGCAGGTCATGTTCTACCGTATCAAGGAGATTACACGTGCAGACCCCATCTTCATGCGTATGTTGGCAGACAAGCGTGGTGTTCGTGGCGGTAGCCAATACACAAGTCTGGTTGACCGAACTTTCAGGACGAGTGACCCGAAGGACAAATGCCCTGTCACGGGTATGCCTGTTGTCCCTATTCACTACATGAACCTCGCAGGAGTTGGCAAAGGCCAAGTCTATACTGAAGGAGAGGTCATTCATCTCAGCAAATGGTCGCCATCCAAATTGTATGGCCGTAGCCCTGTGGCAACGATGTGGCGTCAAGTCAACACTTTGATTGCTATGGACAATTATGTGTATTCTGCGTATCAGAAGAAGCGTATGCCCCGTGGCGTCATGGTCATCAAATCGTCCAACATGGAAACGGTTGAGAGGACTGCGAGGAACATCCAAGAGCATCTTGAACGTGACCCGTCATACATTCCTACAATCGGTGTCGAAACCGAATCAGGCCGTGGAGGTTTGGAGTATGTCCGTATGATGGACACGCTCGAAGAACTGCAATACATCCCAATTAAGGATGACATTCGACAACGTATCGCCGCTTTCTTTGGTGTGTCAAACGTATTCATGAATGACGTTTCAGGTGGGGGGTTGAACAACGAAGGTATGCAGATCGTGGTGAGCAATCGTGCGGTGGCTTATGCACAGTCAATCTACAACCGTGTTCTATTCCCACAAATCATTGAGGCATTCGAGATTACCGAATGGGAATTAGTCCTCAACCCACACGAAGAGGAAGATGAAATCATGCACCTGCGCCGTGATGAGATGGCAATCCGCAACATGATGCAGATGAAACAAGCAGGATATGAGGCGAGTTTGCGTGACGGCATTGACGACAAGATGCTACACTTTGACTTCAAGCAACCAGACCCTCAACAGGTTGCACAGGCTCAGGCGGCACAACAACAAGCACAACAGGGAGGCCAACCTCCTGTGCAGAAAGCCGATGATTTGTTTGATTCCGATCCAAACATGATGTTTAAGCGAACTAATTTTGATGCGAGCCGTGGCTCTGTGCCAATTGGTGATTCTGTCATTTCAACTGCTGGAACGGGACTACCCCCTTTACGAACTCAAAGTGAGAACACAAGGGTCAGTGGCGGTTCAAGTCCAGACATGATTGGTAGAGTTGAGGGCGCACCAACGGGTGCAGAAATCAGAACCGATAAGCGTCAGCATAAAACACCAAAGGAAAAGGCCGTTGATGACATGATTCGTCAGAAAGAAAAACGCCTTGGTTTGGATGGTTCAAGGGGCAATAGTCAATAAATAGAAGGTTATGCGAAAGGTGAGCGAGCATGTTTGACATCATTGAGAAAATGGATCCTATGGCACGAAGGGCTTTGGCGGCAATCGAGGGTGTGCAGAAAGCGATTCAGGCCAGCGACAAAGAGGCAATCAGCCACGGAATTATGGCGGCTGAGAACGCATTGGCAATGCTCAAATCCGATTTGGCACTTCATGACCAACTTGAGAAGTCAATGTCAAACAAGCCAACGGCTGACCGATTCATGGGCGTCATCCCTCAATATGACAACACTGCTTCCGATTACAACGGAACGGAGAATGCCGTGGCTATGGGCGTGAGTCGTCATGGCCGTAATACCGGATTCTTCACCCCTCACAGGATCGTGTGATTACAATGTGGAAAATGGACGGATGGAAAAGCCCTAACCAACGGGCGCATGTCTATGACATGTTTGTGAAGCAAGCCCCTGTAACGTCTGTTTCTACTGCACCTGCGGCACAACTCATCAACGCCATTGACGAGGGGATTCAACAACTCGCTCAACAGTGTGGTGAGATGAATACTCTCATGTCACAAGCACGTGGCACGAATGTTGCATCAGAGCCAACCATTGCTCTCCAAAAGAACATGGCGGCTCTGCAACAGAAAATCCTATCTCTGAGTCAAGACATCTCAATGATTCGTGAAGCACATGCTTCTGTTGCTCAAATGCAACCTCTCGAACCTGTGCAACCTAACGACCCGATGATGGCATCACAACAACAACAACCTCCGATGAACCCGATGGGCGGAGGAATGCCAGGGGTGGGAATGTGAGCGAGAGTCAAGAACAAATTGACATCTTGAAAGAACTCATCTCTGAGGTTCGTGTCCTCAATCAACGTGTCCAAGCACTTGAGGCCGATAACAACAATTTGGCAAAGGCCGTTGGCGACCCTGAAATTCTGATGAAGAAATACGGTTGGAAGAAATTCTCAACCCCCCACGCTGATGAAACCTTTGACCCCCTTAACCGTCAAGTTCCCGTTGATAACACACCGTTCTCTGGTAGCGGTGAATTGTTCCTGAAGTCCCGTGATGAGGTTCTTCGAGAATGGGAAGATGCTGAAAAGGCGGTGAGGCAATGAACGGACGCTGGTTTAATCCACTTGAAGAAACTCCTGAAGGTCTTTTGTTGAAGGATGTTGCATCCTTGCTCAAAGAGGTCAAGAACAAAAAGAAAGCCGATCTTGACAAGGATGGAAAATTGTCTGGCTATGAAAAGAAACGTGCAAAGGCGATTGAATCCTCAATGGCAAAGCGTGGCTACAAATCAGATCGTGGACAAAAGCCAGCACCAAAAATGCCCAATGCAAAAGGCAACAAGACTGTCATCAAGTTTGATTCATCTGACAACTGCCCTCGTTGTGGGGCTAATCCCCATGAAGAATGTGGATTGACAGGTGCATCTCACGATATGCACAGAGCCATTGATTGTCTTCACAACCCCGTCGCTTTTGATTCTCGTTATGATGACATGCGTGAAGGAGTCACCCCCGGTGAAGTGATGGACTTGTTGCGTTCAGATGAGAAAAACACCAACTGTTCCATGTGCAACAGTATGTGCAACGATGATGGTTCGTGCGATAACTGTGGCACGAAAGCAAAGAAAATCGAGAAGTATTCCGTTGAGTCCAGCGTGGAGAATCTGTTCCCGCAATTCCAAAACGTTGACGGCGGAATTCCAGTCAATGCACATGGATTCACGACCAATGGAACATACCCTGCGACCAACGATGGTCCGAAGAAATCCATCGTTAGTGAAAACGCAAAGATTCCAGCATACGCAAAGAACGGCTACACTGCAAAGTCAAGTAGCCTTCACATGAATTACAACGATGCGGGTGGTTCTCGAAGTAATCCACCTAACATTGACACTATCGAACAACGCCTTGCTTCTTTGACGAAACAGGCTGGCCGACACAACATGGGTGTGATCGGAGAGATTGAAGGTCTGTTGAAGCAGGTTAAAGACCATCTCGCTAAAGGTGAAAAGCGCACGTGCGCTCAATGTAAAGTGGATGGAATGCTTGGAGGTCGAGGTTTGTCAGATTCCGAGGGGAAGTTCCCAGGTCGTGGTTCATGTCCAGATTGGTGTGTCAATGCAAAAAATGATTGAAGGTGGTCTTTTGCATGACAACAGAATTGGATAGGATTCGAACAGACGCAATCATTTCAATTCACAAAGCATCTGAATTTGACTTCGATGAATATCTGAAGCACCTCCCTGCTGAAAACATCAGCAAAGAGGACATGGCAACAATGCTTGGAGGGATGCCTCCTGAATTGCCTCAATTTAGAATGGTCAACCTCTCAGCACCGATGTCGGTTGCTCAGATGAAACTGCCATCTCACAAAGATTTCCTTGCAGGACACACGAAGGTATCAAACAGTCCCATCAGCGATTGGCCTATCGCATCACCTGACAATCAATTTGGAAACCATCACCCGTTTGGCATGGAGTCAAACAGTTGCCCCCTCCTTCATGGCTCGGCTTGGGGCGAACCAGCATATGCAGAACATCTCGCTCATGCCATGCCTTACCTCAAGGACATTGCAGAACATGAGGCTAAGATTTCATTTGACCCCGCCAAATATGGAGAGCCAAAAGAAACCATGCACGACCTGATGACTCGGGATCGAAACCGATACCGTAGCCATTCCGATGAAGATTACAAAGCCGGTAAGGTTGCGGAATGGAGGAAACAACTCGGACTTTTGCCGTATTTGTTTGGCCTTGAATACCAAACCGAAGATCAGCGACATAACTTCATGGACATCGTGAAGCAGATGGCTACAAAGAAAGACATGAACTCTCCTGATTCCAAATTCCTTCAAAACAAATTGCAGGAGAAGGCCGGTATCTCATGGGGTCGAGCATTGCGCTCATTCCGAGCCAGATTCATACCTCTTCTGCAATGGTGGAGAAGGGCAAGTGACCGACACGGGCCTGTCGCCCCTGCCGAGATGATGATGCAACCTGAACTGATGAAGTCCGAATCTACTGCTGATTTGCACTTTGTTAGTCCTTATGTGATGATGCCACCTTCGCAAATCGAACAATCTCACACGTTCCATTGGTGGGATATTTTCCAACCGTGGGGTGGTGTCGGGCGTGACTACAAATCACTTCACGACGTTTTGAAGCAATCATATCCTGACATTTTTGACGGAAATTGGATGGATGAAAGTCTGATGGGAGTGTCCAACCGTATGTTGGAGGCTTACAATTCGGATGGTGGTAGCCACTTCCCAAGCATCGTCAACAATGAAATGGCAAAGATGCACCCCAATCATTCAGCCCTGAAATCCAATTTTAAAGATTCAACCTTCTTTGAGAACCGCAGGGCTAATTGGAGTCACGCATCAAATCTCCACTTTTTGCATCCAAGTGAGGTTCAAGGTCAAGGAGGTCGCATGATTGTTCCATCTGACCAGATGATGATGAGCCGTTTGGGGCGTTCATTGGCTGGTCAAACCGACATGGGTTCTCCAAGGATCGGAATGTTCAGAGAAGAACACCCATCATCAACGCCTACATATTGGGATAGCCACAACGCTCTGTTTGCCGCTAACGACATGCACCTCGGTAAAGTCATGAACAATATGGCTCAACAGGTGATGAAGCAATTCGGGCCTCAAATCCTGAACCCTCAAGATCCAAGCAACATGGAACAGGCGACTTTGGCACGTGGTAATCTACAACAATTGGCAAGTGCGGCTGATTATGCCATGAAGAAAGTCAACATGGGTGAGGACTATCGTGCCTTAGCACCTATGTTGGAGGGCAATAACATCGCCATGAAAATCAAGTCCATCGGTCCTGTAAGCCCTACGTCTTTTGCCACAACACCCCCCACATACAATACAGGCAATACCCATCTTTGGGGTCATGAAATGCCAGCGAACCTCACGTGGAAATTCGATCCGCAGAATGGCGGTATCAGTTTTGGTATGGCTGAAGAACCGTTCAACATCATGCAACGAACCGTTCATGAGAACAAAATCAAAGCAGTATTGCCTTCTCTACTTGAAAGCAACATCATGCCCAAACAAAAAGATATTCACGCACTATCCGCTTTAGACCATAGAGGACTCTCTCCTATCGCCACAGGAAGCATTCTCAAAGCAGAGGATTACGAGCCAACAGGCGTATTCAAAACCAAGATTATCCCCGCATACACCATCCACAAGTTAGATGATATGGACAAACTCCGTGGATTCTCAGGAGATTGGACTGTTCAGAAGATGCCAAAGGGCGAGCGTATGTTTGTCGAAAAGAAAGGCAATCATCTGAAAGGTGGCAAAATGCCATCAGAGGTCAAGAAAGAATTGCGTGGGATCACAGGGGACTTTGTGTTTGATGGTTATCTTGACGGTGACAGGTTGCACGTTGTTGACCTGTTGGTTCACAAAGGAACTGATTTGCATCTCGAACCTCTTGAAGATCGTATCAATGCGCTTCGCACTTTGTATGATTCGACTGAGCATGTTCATTTCCCAATGCCAACGAATTGTGTGTCAACTGATTTCGAAGGACTTGGCAAAGCAATCACTAATTTCGATGAAGATGAGTTGTTGATTCGTGATTCCAAATCAACCTTCATGAAAGAGAAAGAGGTTCATCCAAAGTGGATTCGCTATGCAAAAGAGTCCATTGCCAAATCATTCTACCCTCCAATGCCGGAGATGATTGTGTATCACAACAAAATCAAATTGTGTTATCCATCCATCACTGAGCCGGTGATTGTCAAAGGTTCATTCGATGGTTCTGGTTTTGACATTGAAGGATTCGATGGCAATGAAGCCATGCTCACAAAAGCAATCAAGGACATGCCTCTTTGGAGTCCTGTGGCAATTAGCCTCCTGAAAGAAGGTGGAGGCGGTGGCGGATCTGCTTCAAGCGGGGGCGCATTCATGTCAGGTAGCACAGGTGGTTTCAATCCAATTCATTCGAAAACAAAGCGAAAGCGACCCAGGAAACTTAAGATTCTGAAAAAGACACTTCTACGTGCGCCAGCCATCATCGGTGAAGATGAAGAAGGCGATAGCGTTGCACATACTATGAAGCATACACGTAGAGCCATCACCGAAGATGACACTGCAAAAACGACAGAGCAACTATTGGATAAGGTCAAAGGACTCAACAAAAAGATGCTTGAGATGTTTGCTGGTGAATACGGAATCGAGCGAACCGATGATGGTAAGAAGTGGACAGTGAATGAAGCGATTGATGATGACATCGTTGAGCGCATGTTCCCTCGAATGAATAGAATCTCACCGGATGGTGGTGCTTGGGCAGGTATGCAAGCAGACATCACTGCCCCAAGAGGCCCAACTGAATTGATTGAAGATAGTGGGACTACCTTCTACGATCCCAAAGAAGGTGAAGAAGCCGAGCCGATTCCAATGAAGCATCTGGCGGTGAAGGACACTGCCAACAATGATGAGGCAGTGATTGACATCAACAATGGTAAAGCAACCCTCCGTATGCCCCTAAAAACGCCTGAAGAGGTGGCTGACGAGCAAGAAGTCCAGCCAGACGATAGGTCGGAAGCAGAGGAAATCTGACCATATCCCTTCATATAGGATTACACGAAGTCAGTGGGTTGATGGCAAGCACCCTCGAACTCAAATCGGCATCTTGGAGTGCCGAAGGTTCGGACTTTTTGCTGAAGTCATCAGGTAGCCAAGGAGAACTCTACGTTGCTGGCTACGCCTCCGTTGACATGGTGGACAAGCAGGGCGACAGAATCCCTACTTCTGCCTTGAAGAAGGCATTCTCCCAATTCATGGGTAACAAAGCATTCCGCAATGTGCAATTGGCACATTCTGGCATTCAAGTCGGTGAAGTGGTTGACAACCACACCGATTCCCAAGGCCGTGTTTGGAAATCCGAAGTGGATGACCACGGCCTCTTCGTTGTGTGCAAAATCCGCAACGACATCCAAAAGGCACGTGAAGTGCAAAAGCAAATTCGCAGTGGCGACCTGCGAGCATTCTCGATTGGCGGTCAAGCCCTATTCCGTGTCAGTAAAACGACACCGGAACTTGGAAGCCATCGAGAGATTACCGATCTTGAATTGCATGAAATCACGCTATGCAAGAAAGGTATCAACCCTGAATCAACCTACACAATTTTGAAAATGGAAGATGATAACATGAGCAACACTGAAGTATTGAATGAAATCAAGGCTGGCCTGAACGAAGTCCTCAAGGAACTGAGTGAAAAAGAAGAATACAAAGAGGACAAAGAGGACAAGTCCGATGAGATGGGCTATATGAAAGAGTCCGATGATGTTGGCAAGTCCGAGCAAGATGCTCTTGACTACATCACGACTCTTGAGAAGTTCGCTCACGACTCAGGGGTTGACCTGAACGGTCTTCGTGACCACTTTGGTCTTGAGAAGGCCTACCTCCTTGAACAAGGTCGTGGAGGCTACTCCCACCGTGGACAAGGTGATGAAGTCGGATCTGGTGAAGGTGCAACTGAACCAGCATACCCCTCTCTCCCAAGTCCATCCGGCAACCAGAACGTCATCAAATCTCCAAGCGTTCCAAGCATGAACATGAACGCACCATCCGGTAACCAGAACGTTGTGAAGTCCCTGACTCCTGAGATGTTGGAGAAAGGCTACCGCACCTACGCCGCCCTTCGTGACGAAGAGGCAGTGAAGGGTCTTGTCGAGAAGGAATGGAAAGAACGCTATGAGGCAGAAACGGCTCATGCTCTTGAAGTTCGCAAGCAGAACGATGTTGGTGTCCAACTGAACGCCCTTCGTGACGAGATCGCCATGCTCAAGTCTGAGAACGCATCTCTTCAGAAGAGTGAAGTCGCACCAACCGCACCAACCACCTCCATTCGTGTCCCAACCCATGATGAGTTCGCTCAGATGGGCAATGACCTTGACGGCTGGCGAGCGGCTGAAGCCCTCGCCCAACGTGCTTTGAGGGGCGAATGAAACCAATTCAACAAAATATGGAAGTGAATGAAATGACGCAAGGCTACATCCGAACAATTGAAGACATGGAACGCCTGTATTACGGTGCAGGTGCAGGAACTAACGCATGGGCATACTCAGGGACTGACCTCTTGAAGAGTGACAGTCCTTTGATGTCCTCAACCTCTGGCACTTACCAAGCGATCTTTGGTCGCAAGGTTTGGTCACAACTGAACCAAGAGTTCAACGCATTCAGCATTCTCCCCAAGAAGCCTTGGGAAAAGAGTGGATGGCGTGTCGTGACCGGCAAGCCTGATGACGCAGTGGGCATCCCTGAGAACGGGACGCTTCCTGACTCCACCAAGCCAACCTTCGAAGAAGTCAGCACCAAGCCAAAGACTGTGGCTTCCAAGTTCGACCTCTCTGAAACTGCCATGTTCCTTGCTGACAAGGACGACGGCCTTGGTGACGCACGTGCCGTCATCAAGATGGAAATGTCCAAGTCCCACGCAGAGAGCATCAACAAGATGTTGCTGAAGGACGTCAACACCACTGCTGGCAACACCTTCGAATCCATTGATCGTGCGCTTTCGTCCTCCAAGACTGAAGGCACTGCCTTTGGTGACATTGACGCTCTGTCTGTCCACAACCAATACTCCATCACCCGAAACACCGGGTCTGGCACACGTGCTTGGTTTGACGCAAACGTTGACGCTGGTTCATCTGGCGCAGAACGTCCTCTCACCCTCAACATCCTTGACGGCATGTTCCGTGAAGTCTGGGAGCGTGGTGGTCAGCCAAAGGTCATCCTCACTGGCTACGACACCATTGAGAAGATTCAACAACTTCTCCAACCTCAGCAACGCTTCACTGAGATGAAGCGTGTCACCCCATCTGTCAACGGTGTTCAAGGCATCCCAGGCATGGAAGGTGGCTTCGTTGTCGCAACCTACAACGGTGTCCCAATCATCCCTGCCAAAGACGTTCACGCACCATCTGGCGGTCTGTCCCGTATCTACTTGCTGGACACTGACTACATGTATTTCTGCACCGCAAAGCCAACTCTTTACCACGAAAGCGGTATCGAAACTGGCGATCCATTCGGCATCAACCGCTTGGGTCAAGTCGGTCTGTTCCACACGATGGGTGAACTCTGGCAACTCTTCTACGGCGCACACGGCAAAATCCGTGACCTGAGCGCATGAGCAACAACATGAAAAAAAAGGAAGTGAAGAAAAATGGTAAGCGCAAACATTACTGAAACAAGCACCGCATTGGTTTTCAAAATGCCCCTCCGAGTGGGCGCAATTGACCCAAGCGACACCGATTGGCTACAATCCCCCATTGGCGGGAACAATGTCATCAACACCGCAATGGTGATGGCATGTGTTGACGTCACGGTTTCATCGGCGGCAACGGCAACCGTTCTCGACTTTGAAGACGAGAACACCCCAACTGGCATCACTGACCATGTGAACCCTACTGCAATCATCGCAGTGCTTTCTGTTGTCAACAAGACGGACTCTGCGGCTGGCGACATCCCCAACGTTGGTTTCACCGACAAAACCCTGAAGTTCGACTCTGACACTGGTGGCGACGGCGACGTTCACCGAATCACCTTCATCTATCGTTGAGGTGTTCCCTGATGGGACTCAAGGTAGAATATGTTGGATCACGCTCATACACCGAGTTTCACTACAAAGGTCGAGCAATTGGATTCGCACGTGGCGAAGTCCAAGAGATTCCTGAACAAGCCATCCCCACATTCCGTTCCTTGATTGAGGGCGGTTCTACCATGTGGAAGATCGTTGAAGGCGATGTCCCTGCTGACAAAACAGAGGCAATGAAAGCCACCATCGAAACTGCACCTGTGGCAGAGGAATCATCTGTTGACTACGCTTCAATGACCAGGGCTGAATTGATGTCCTTGGCAAAAGAGCGTGGCATCACTACCAAGAACACGATGAAGAAAGCAGATTTGGTTACACTTTTGTCGGCATAAGTAGGTGTTCGACATGACTAACCAAGAGCAAGCAATCAACGATGGCGACTTCTACCTGAGTCGTTGCCGTGTCAACCGACATGTTCTGAATGTCACCGCAGGTGAAACTGCTACTCTTCGTTTGAACGGTAAAATCTCCAAGATCATCATTGATGCTACTCAAAGTGCCTACATGATGGGAACAGGCAACATTGGCCGTTTCCAACTCTTCATGGACGTTGAGGACGGAGATGGCACTGAACTGCCATACTGTGACCAAATCACCGGACTGAACTTTTCAGGATCGGGGTCGAATCAAGTCATTAGTCTTGAGGTATCTCAAGGTGCAAACCAAGGAACTGCCTCATCAAAAAGCGGTATGCACTTCTCAGTGACCGCACCATCTACTGCATCAAGCGGTGGCGGAACTTTGAATGAACCTGCGGCTTGGAACGGACTCGTTTGTGGCGATGTGCGTTTCACCCTTGATGTGGCCGCACCAAATCTTCTCGACCCTACGAAATCATTCCGTGTGATTATCATACTCGAATAGGCAAATTGTTGGGGAAGGGATATAAACAACGACACAATGAGGAATTAACATGGCAATCACTTACGACCGTCCAAACGTTTTCGGAACTCTTTACGTGCAATCTGGCGAATATGGCAATGGCTCTGCTGAAACCGCAGACTTTGACATTGATTTGAAGATGCTTGGAACGATCTACTCAATCACCGTCACCCCTACCTCTTCTTCTTTCCCCACCTCTGCGGCGGCAGTGGCGGTGGACGGACAGACGGCAAAGGTTGACTTTGCCACCGCAGGTGGAACTGGTCGCTGGTTGGCAATCGTGCAGCCATCTCTTCAGACGTCTCAGTTAGCAAATCCAGCCAATTAAGGAACAGTTTACACTATCTCTCACTATCCTGGGAGG